CTCGACCCGCAGGAACTCCGCACGGCGCTGCGCGCGGTCGACGAGAACTCGCTCGTCGCGATGCTGCCGGGCCTTGATGGAAAGGAAAACGCACGATGATTTCTGACACGAACGAGAAGACGGAACCCGCACCGCTGACCGAGCGCGAGATGAACCAGTTCGTCATGCTCGCCGCGCTTCCAACACTCGAACGCGCACTGGAGCGGCTGCGGTGGCTGGAGGCGGAGGTGGTTTCCCTCACGGCGCAGCGCGACGAGGCGTTCAAGAGCGCAATCAACGCGGCGCTGAGGGCCGATGACCACAACGCCGACCCGCTCGCGGAGATGTGGCGCGAGTTGAGCGAGTATCAGCCGATGGCAGACGCGGACGGACATGGTGAGTCGTGGGCGCGGATGTGTCAGGCGCGGACGGAGGAAGCGGCGTCGGAGGCGTATCGGGCGCGGCAAGCGTCGAGCCATGTCGCGGCTGCGGCGTATGGCGCATTGTGGGCAGAGCAGCGGGATGCGGCGGTTCGACGGCTGTCGAAGGAAGCAGTCGCGTGGGCTGCGGACGCGGTGGTCGCGATCCGCCGTGCGAAGGAGGAGCGATGAGCGACACACCGAGGACGGACCAACGCGCGTTCAAGGCGGCGTTCCTGCCGCCCGAGGCGATAGTCACGGCGGACTTCGGGCGCGAACTGGAGCGCGAACTCAACTCTGCGACCGCCGACCTCGTCGTGATGCAAGCGCGGGTCGCGGCGATGCAGCGCTGCATCGACGAGAGGACCGACGAGCGCAACCGCGTGCAGAGCGTTCTCGCCAAGATCGACGCCGTCCGCACGCACCAGAGCGAGAAGCTCGTGCGCCTGATCGACGCCGTCGAGGCGATGGGCTACGAGTGGCGGTGGACCAAGTCGATCGACGCGGACGGCGAGCAGGTCGGCGCGTGGGTCATGAAGCAGGTCGGCGAGTGGGTCATGCTCGACGCCGCCGAGGCCGACGCGAACAACGAGCGATTCAGGAGGACCGATGGTGAATAGCCGACGAAAGGGCGCGACCGCAGAACTGGAGCTCGCGCGCGTGTTCACGGATGCAGGGGTGCCGTCGAGGCGCTCCGTCCAGTATTGCGGCCGGGCGGGAGACGCCGACCTGACCTGCGACGGGCTCGACCTGCACATCGAGGTCAAGCGCGTGGAGAAGTTCCGACTCGCCGAGGCGATCGCGCAGGCGTCGCGCGATGCGAACGGCAAGCCGTGGGTGGTCGTTCACCGCGGCTCGCGGATGCCGTGGCTCGTCATCCAGACCTTCGACCAGTGGGCCGCCGACAGCGTCAGGTTCCGCGAGGCCAAGGCCGCGAACGCGAAGGGGGACGGCGATGCAGCCGAAGCCGCAGGGTGACCGAAGCTCCCCGCTCCTCGTCACCCGCGAGGAGGCCGCGCGGCGCCTCGGGCTCGACCGCATCTCGCGCCGACCCGAGCGCGTGGTCCGAGAGATGGTCGCCCGAGGCGAACTGCGAGGGGTCGCCGTGGGCCGCTGGGTCATGGTCGAGGCCGAAAGCATTGATCGGTGGATCGCCTCTCGCTAGGGTGACTACATGGAGCCACCGAAACTAGAGCGGCGCGAGGACGGCTACTACCGCGTCCGATGGACGGACGGCACGGGCAAGCGCCGCGAGCGGTCCTTCGGCGCCGACCGACGCGCCGCGCGGAACCGATACCTCGCGTGGGTCAACCAGTGGCGCGCCGACCCGATGGTGCGCGACCCCGGCGACACGGGCCCGCTCACCGTCGCGCTCGCCGTCGAGCGCTACGAGGCCCACGCCGCGACCTACTACGCGGGCTCGCGCGAGGTGCTGAACATCCGCCACACGCTCCGCGCGCTCGTCGAGGTCGCGGGCGACACCCTCGCGAGCGAGATCGGCCCCGAAACCATCGACGCCTACCGCGAGCTTCAGGTCGCGCGCGACATCTCGTTGGGGGTCATCAACCAGCGGGTGCGCACGATCCGCCGCGCGTGGAAGTGGCTCGCGTCCAAGCGCCTCGTCTCGATCGAGTCGTGGCAGTGCCTGTGCGCCCTCGAGCCGCTGCGCCGCGGGCGATGCGCGGCCCGAGTCACCGAGCCCGTCCGCCCCGTCGCCGACAGCGTGGTCGAGCGCACCTGCGACGCGCTTCCGCCGTCCATCGCCGCGATGGTCAGGCTCCAGCGCATCACGGGCATGAGGCCCGGCGAGGTCTGCGCGATGGAGTGGCGCGAGATCGACCGCAGCGGCGAGGTGTGGGTCTACGAGCCGCGCCACCACAAGACGGCGCATCACGGCCACCGCCGCCGCGTCATGCTCGGCCCGCGCGCTCAGGCGATCCTCGCGCCGCTCGTCGGCCTCGCGATCGGCGGGCGGGTGTTCAGCCCGAACCTCGCGATGGAGGAGCGCGACGAGGCCGCGCGCCTTGCCTACGAGCCGCCCGAGGGCGCCCACGACTACAGAACCTGGCGCTGCTATCAGTCGCGCCTCGCGGCCCGCCCGAGGCGCCACGACCGCGGCGATGCGTGGTCGACCGTCTCGTTCGCGCAGGCCATCCGCAGGGCCGCGCAGGCGGCGGGCGAGCCGCACTGGAGCCCGAACCAGCTGCGGCACTCGGCGGCGACCGAGGCGAGGCGCGGCGGCGGGCTCGATGTCGCGCAGCTCCTCCTCGGCCACCGTCACGCCGAGGTCACCGAGGTCTACGCGGAGACCGACCTCGCGCGGCTCCGCGAGTGGGTCCGCCGGCACGGCTGACTGTCGCGGACTGTCGCAGTCTGTCGCGAACTTCACCAACGCGATTGGGGCAAAACTGGGGGAAAAAGCAGAGCGGCGCGCATAATCGTGCGCGCCGCAAAGCGGGAGACGGGATTCGAACCCGCGACATTCAGCTTGGGAAGCATCTGAAGGCCGAAATCGGACCTTGCCCGACTCTGACCGACATTGACGGACCTTCACCGCAAGTGACGCTCCGAGCGGGTGTTGCGACCGTTCCCGAGCCTAACGACGATGACGGACGCTGACCGAGATAACCCGACATCGACGGACGCTGTGGGGCAAAATTGGGGCAAAATCGTCCGCGGCGAACCTCGTCGGCCATCGACTCGATGCGCTGGGCGTCCAGAGACTCGCCGCCGACCCCGCAAGCGACACGCTCCAGAGGCGAGGCCGCGTCCGCATCCTGTCCGCTTTCTGTCCGCATTTTGTCCGCTTTGATGCGGACATCTGTCCGCTTTTCGTCCGCATTCTGTCCGCATCGGTTCGGACAGATGTCCAAGCGTGTCCGCACGCCGACGCGCGCGAGAGGTGGCCGGCACGGGGTCGACGGCGCCGCGAAATTCCGAGTTTCAGGCCGAACCGCGTTCTGAGCGCGCCAGTGCGGTTCGTGTCCGCATTCTGTCCGCATTCTGTCCGCTTTGATTCGGACATCTGTCCGAACGGAGCGTGACCACAGGACAGGACAGGAGAGGACAGGACAGGAGGGTCCATCCGATGCAGAATATTCTTAGTATTTACTATATGGTGGAAATTCCGAATTTCGGAAACTCCGAATTTCCTGCGTTGAGCGCAGCGATGCCAGGGCGTCGAGCTCCGCACATTGGACGCCAGAGCTCCGCACATTGTGCGCGCACGATCACATCGGTCGTGTGATTGTGCGGGTTGTCGCTTGCGTTCTTGTCTGGCCGTGAGATGATTCATCGTGTCGTTGGTCCGCGCGCCCCTGTGGCGCTGCGATGCCCGATGCCCCCGTACATCCCGATAACTACCTGACGGCGTCCGCCGTGGCTGTCGCTCGTCCGTCGATCGTGTCCCGAAGTCGCAGATCGGCGCGACTTAGCGGCATGATCGCGTACGATGCCGACATGATCGGCGCAGATCGGCACATGATCGCGCATTATTTGCGCTTTTTTTGGGTCCTTCCGGCGGTTTTTTTGGGTGGTTTGGGCCGCCGGAGTAGCCAGAAAACCGCACTGGCTTACTTGGGGGGCCGACCTTGAAGCCCAAGAAGCCCACGAAGGCGACCCGCAAGCCGAAGGCGGTCAAGCCGAAGCCGCCAGTTGTGGCACCTTCCGCGCCGGCGGTGGACGCCCTAGCCGCGCCGGCGGCGCCGACTCCGCTTCGGGGCTACGAACGGTTCCGCGAGGCGAAGGCGCAGGAGTTCCGCGCCATGTCCGCGCGCGGCCGCGACATCGGGTCGATCCCTCCGTGCGCGAACCCCGAGCGCCGAGCGGAGGCCGAGACGAGTTTGCGGCGCTGGTGCGAGGTCTACTTCGCGCAGACATTCCCCTTGGCGTGGAGCGACCCGCACATCCGCGCGCTCTCGCGCATCGACGAGGCGGTGACGGTGGGCGGGCTGTTCGCGTTCGCCATGCCGCGCGGCACGGGCAAGACCACGATGTGCGAGGTGGGCGGGATGTACGCCGTGGCGACGGGGCGACGCGACTTCATCGCGCTGATCGGCGCGACGGAGGAGCACGCGGAGCGGATGCTGTCGAACCTGAAGGTCGAGTTCGCCACGAACGAGATGCTCGGCGAGGACTACCCCGAGATCTGCGTTCCGATCGAGCGGCTCGAAGGAATCGCGCAGCGGGCGAACGGGCAGCTGTGCTGCGGCAAGCCCACCCACATCCGCTGGGAGGCGAAGTCGATCGTGCTGCCGACCATCGTCGGGTCGAAGGCTTCGGGCGCGATCATCCGCTGCGCGGGCCTCACGGGCGCGATCCGCGGCATGAGCGCGAAGCGTGCGGACGGTCGCCGCGTGCGCCCGAACTTGGCGATCATCGACGATCCCCAGACGGACGAGAGCGCGAACAGCCCGTCGCAGTGCAGGACTCGCGAGGGCTTGCTCGCGGGCGCGATCCTCGGCCTCGCTGGGCCGGGCCAGAAGATCGCGGCGGTGATGCCGTGCACGGTGATCCGCGCGGGGGACATGGCCGACGCGATCCTCGACCGCGAGAAGCACCCCGAGTGGAGGGGCGAGCGGTCGAAGATGGTGGTGGAGTGGCCGACGAACACGACGCTGTGGGACGAGTACGCGGCGCTGCGGCGTCAATCGTTCCGCGACGGCGGGCGGGGGGAGACGGCGACCGAGTTCTACCGCGCGAACAAGGCGGCGATGGACGCCGGCGGCGTGGTCTCGTGGGAGGCGCGGCACGATCCCGACGAGCTGTCGGCGCTTCAGCACGCCATGAATCTGCGGATCGACCGCAAGGACGCGGCGTTCTTCGCCGAGTTCCAGAACGAGCCTATTCCGCTCGTGACGGCGAGCGTGTCGGAGCTGGAGCAGGACGAGGCGGCGGGGAAGGTGAGCGGCTACGCGCGCGGGCTTGTGCCTCGCGATGCGTCGGCTCTGACGATGTCGATCGACATCCAGCAGTCGGTGCTGTTCTGGACGGTGGCCGCGTGGAGCGAGGACTTCACGGGGTGGGTGGTGGACTACGGCGCGTGGCCCGACCAGAAGATGAGGTACTACACCCTCGGCGAGGTGAAGCGGACGCTATCCGACGCGGCGCCGAAGGCGGGCTTGGAGGGCTCGATCCATCACGGGCTGGAGCGGCTGCTTGAGGAGCGGGCCGACCGCGTGTGGAAGCAGGACGGCGGCGGCACGGTGCGGCTCGACCGCGTGCTGATCGACGCGAACTGGGGGCAGAGCACCGATGTCGTGTACCAGTTCTGCGCACGCTCTCGTTGGAACGGCCTCGCGCTGCCGTCGCACGGTCGGTTCGTGGGCGCGTCGAGCGCCCCGTGGGGGAGCACGGCGAAGCGCAAGGGGGAGAAGGCTGGGTCGCACTGGCGGATGCCGCCCGCGACCGAGCGCCGCGCTGTGCGGCATGTGCTGTTCGACAGCAACTGGTGGAAGTCGTTCGTGCACGAGCGCTTCGGCGTGCCGCTTGGAGACCCGGGCAGCGTGTCGTTGTTCGAGGGCGACCGCGAGCTGCATCGGATGTTCGCTGAGCACCTGACGGCGGAGCATCGGATCGCGGTGAGCGCGAAGGGTCGGACGGTCGACGAGTGGAGGTTGCGCCGTCCTGGCCTCGACAACCACTGGCTGGACTGCATGGTCGGCTGCGCGGTTGGCGCGAGCATGAGCGGGTGCTCGCTGCCGTCGATGCGCGAGGCGGTTGTGGAGCGTAAACCGCGCGTCAAACTCTCCGACATCAAGAGGGGGCCACGATGACGCCGAAGAAGCCGCGCCCTGCGACCGAACCGAAGGCCGAGCCGAGCGGCCTGTGCTGCCGCGCGTGCGGCTCCCGCGAACTGCGGGTGCTTGAGACGCGGAACGCCCCGTTGAAGCGGGTGCTGAGGCGCCGCGAGTGCCGCCGCTGCGGCAAGCGCACGACCACCTACGAGCAGGAGGGCCGATGATCCAACCACTACCCGTAGGGGAATCTCGGGAATCTGCGCGGCGCGATGCGAAAACGGCCAAGATTTTCGGTTTCTCGCGCCTGTACCTGATGGATGGCCTGCCCCCGGTGACCGACACGCGGCGTCTTGAGCTTGAGCTCGGGCTCGTGCCGTCGAATGACCGCGAGGACGCCGTCCAAGTTGCATGGATCGCGCACCTGAGCGGCGCGGATGCGGCGGTCGCGGTGAACAGCTGGTGGTCATCGGTTCGGCGTCAGCGGAAGCGAGAGCGGACCAACGAGATTTGAGCAGCACTCCGACCAACTCCGACATCGAGAAGGCGCTCCGCGAGTCCGCGGTGGCGCCCGCCTCTGCGTCGAACGACGCTGGGAGCGTGACGCAGCAGGACATCTCGAAGCTGATCGAGCTCGACCGCTACCTCGCGTCGAAGGCGGCGACCAAGCGCCGCGACCGTGGGCTCCGCGTGCAGCGGATCATTCCGCCGGGGACCGTCTGATGGGGATTCTCTCGCGCATCTTCGGCGGCTCGAACGCAGGCGCATCGCCTCGTCGCGTGGTCGTTCGCGCGAAGTACGACGCGGCCGCGAAGACGCCGCAGAACGCGAAGCACTGGGCGGGCGCGGACGGCTACTCGCCCGCTGCGGCGCTGACGGACGCGATTCGGAAGACCCTGCGCGAGCGCTGCCGCTACGAGGTCGCCAACAACAGCTACGCGAAGGGGATCGTCTCGACGCTTGCGAACGACCTCGTCGGCACAGGCGCGCGGCTCCAGTTGAAGACGGACGATCGGGTGGTGTCGAGCCGCATCGAGGCCGCGTTCGACGAGTGGTCGACCGAGGTGCGCCTCGCGGAGAAGATGCGACTCCTCCGCTCTGGCCGCTGCGAGAGCGGCGAGGTGTTCGCGATCCTCGCATCGAACGCATCGCTGCGCGGGCCGATCAAGCTCGACCTGCGCCTCGTCGAGAGCGAGCAGGTGCCGCTGATCGAGTACGACGAGTTCGGCAACCCCGCACGGTACTACCTCCTCGACGCGCACCCCGGCGACAACGGCGCGAGCACGATGGCGGGCCCAACGATGATGACCGCGCTCGCGGGCTCGGGCAAGTGGATCGACGCTTCGCGCGTGATCCATTATTTCCGCGCCGAGCGCCCGGGCCAGTTGCGCGGCGTGCCTGACATCGTCCCCGCGCTGTACCTGTTCGGTCAGCTGCGGCGGTACACGCTGGCGGTGCTCGACTGCGCGGAGACGGCGGCGAACTACGCGGGCGTGCTGCACACGGACTCGCCCGCCGGCGGCGAGGCTGACGATGTGGACCCGATGGACACGATCGAGGTCGAGCGCAACTCGTTCATCACGCTTCCTGCTGGGTGGAAGATGGGGCAGCTGAAGGCCGAGCAGCCGACCACGACTTACGAAATGTTTAAGAACGAGATCCTCAACGAGGTCGCTCGGTGCCTGAACATGCCGTTCAATGTGGCTGCGGGCAACAGCTCGAAGTACAACTACGCGAGCGGCCGCCTCGACCATCAGGTCTACCACAAGAGCCTCCGCATCGAGCAGCAGGTCATGGCGGACACGGTCCTCGACCGCGTGTTCGCGGCGTGGATGTCGGAGGCGATCCTGATCTCTAGCCTGATCCCGCCCGCGCTTCGCGCCGCGGCGTGGCCCCACGAGTGGATGTGGGACGGCAACGAGCACGTTGACCCCGCGAAGGAGGCGAACGCGCAGTCGGTGCGTCTCCTCAACGGCACCACGACGCTCGCCGCGGAGTACGCGCGGCAGGGCAAGGATTGGGAAAGCGAGTTGCGGCAGCGTGCGCGTGAGCACGCGCTGATGATCGAGCTCGGTCTCCCGATGCCAGGGCAGCAGGCGATGTCGCCCGATGGGCCCGACCCGAACGGAGGGGAGTGACATGAAGGACATGAGCGGAAAGCAG